TACCTTAGAACAAGACTTAACCACCCTGGACGGCAAGCCAGTCAAGTTAAGAGCTGTCGTGTCGTACGAGATCACTGACGTGGTTACAGCGATAGCCAAGGCTTATGAGGTAACGGATCAAATAGACGATGAGACGATGGGTCTGATTTGTCGCTATACGGCAAGAAAGACCTTGGACGAACTAATGGACGACAGGACAAGGATGAATAGGGAAATTACCTCATTGGTAGATCGTAGGATGGAAGAATATGGGATTAGTATAAAAAGAGTGCAAATAACGTCATTCATTTCCGGTAGGGTTCTGCTACATACGGGAATTGATATAAGTCTGGGTGAACCTAATGGCTGAACGACTACGTGTAGAGATTCTTGAAGAACTTAATGATGCTTGGCTAAATATTCAATACGAAAAGGGGGATTTAGCTAAACCTCTTGATTTACTTACTACAGATGATCCAGAAGAATTCTATAAGACCTTTACTTGGTTAATGATTCAGCCTGAGTACTTCTGTTTTCTATGTAAGAACATCTTAAACGTTGACCTTGTACCTTTTCAAGGGATGATGCTTGAAGAGATATGGAAACGAAAATTCCCGATGCTTGTGGGCTCTAGAGGGGTCGGTAAGGCGGCACGTCTTCATGAGAAGATTCGTATCAAAAATGGCTGGACCACTATGGAAAAAGTTCAGGTTGGTGATCAAGTTTATGGATCTGATGGGCAATTATGTAATGTGACTTTTAAAACCGATATACAACCAAATTTGAATTTTTATCGTGTTACCTTACGTGATGGAAGATCTATCGAAGTTTGTGAAGATCACTTATGGAAAGTGTGGGACAAAAACAAGAATAAAACAAAACAAGAAGATGTTTGGTCAGTCGTTTCCACTAAAGATATGTATACAACGTATTACAACACTCGAATAGGTCAAAAATCTTCAGGAAAAGAATATAGATACGCTTTACCAGTAGCTAAGGCTTTAAACAATGAGGGTCTACAGTTCAATCATATCATTCATCCTTATATTGTGGGCGTTCTTCTTGGGGATGGAAGTTTAACCTCAGAAAATATTTCGTTTCATACTAGAGACTTAGAGATTGTTGAAAAAGTAAATGCGTTATTACCACAAGGATATATTGCTCAAAGCTGTAATTCAAATCCACATGATTACAAAATATTAATGACAGATGATAATGTATCTGGTAGATTTAGTATATTGTGCAAAAACATAGAGATTTTTGGACATCGCTCTTGGGAAAAATTTATTCCTAATCAATACAAGCATATGAATTCTAATGATTCATTGTGGATGTTAAAAGGTTTAATGGATACTGACGGAACATCAAATAAAAAGGGTGTGATAGAATATTATACCACTTCTCCACAATTAAATAATGACGTATGTGATTTAATTAGATCTTTAGGAATTGCTTGTAAAAGCACCATTAGAGAAGCTTGGTTAAATAAACAAAGACATAGGGATTGTTATAGAATCGCTATATACACAGATAAACCCGTTTTTCATCTTCAACGTAAATTACTTTACTTGAATCATAAAAAGTCCAAAGCTGGACTTTCCAAAATATATAAGACTTTTATTACTCAAATAGAACCTATTGGACAATACGATGGGGCTTGTATTACTGTCGATAATGAGGATAGTACGTATTTATTTAATGATTATGTCGTCACTCACAATACCTTTTTGCTATCCCTCTACTCTCTAATGAGGGCAATGATTATGCCCGACAGAAAAATCGTAGTCGTGGGGGCAGCATTCCGCCAGTCTAAGTTTCTACATGAGTATATGGAGTCAATTTGGAAAAAGGCCCCCATACTAAGAGATCTTTGCGATTCTAATAGTGGACCTCGTAGAGATATAGATATGTGTAGGATGATTATCAATAGTAGTGTTGTAACCGCAATCCCTGTGGGTGACGGGTCCAAGATCCGTGGATTAAGAGCGAACGACATTGTATCGGACGAATTCGCATCTCAAAGCCGTGAAATCTTCGAAAACGTCATTGCTGGCTTTGGTGCTGTCTCGGCCTCTCCTTCTGAAGGAGTAAAATTGGCAGCAGCTACAAAGCTGGCAAAAAAGAAAGGCTATGACCTATCTATTTTAAAAGAAAACTTCGCTGATGAGGACTTTGGTAACCAGATCGTCCTATCGGGAACCGCCTACTACGACTTTAACCACTTCTCCATCTATTGGAAGCGGTGGAAGTCCATTATTAACAGCCAGGGCGATCCTGTCAAGCTAAAAGAAACGTTTGGCGACGAAGAAATCCCCGACAGTTTCAATTGGCGGGACTACTCAGTCATTAGAATGCCTTTTGAGCTGATTCCTAAGGGGTTTATGGATGATGCTCAAGTCGCCCGATCTAAGGCTACGGTTCATAACGGTATTTATCTGATGGAATTCAACGCCGTCTTTTGTACAGATAGTTCCGGATTCTTTAAGAGAACCCTGATTGAGTCTTGTACGGGCTCTGAAGCTAAGCCCATCAAGTTACCGGCTGGTGAATTATATTTCGACCCGTCACTAAAAGGGGAAATTGGGAAGCAATATATTATTGGTGTTGACCCGGCTTCTGAAATTGACAATTTTTCAATTGTTGTTTTAGAGGTTAATTCAGATCATAGGCGAATTGCTCATGTTTGGACCACCACTCGAAAAGAGTATAACGAAAGACTCAAGAGGGGATTAACAGAAGAGGGCGACTTCTATGCTTACTGTGCCAGACGTATCCGTGACTTGATGGGGGCATTTCCCACCATTCATATAGCTATGGATGCTCAAGGTGGCGGTATCGCTGTCTCTGAGGCCTTACATGACCCTATTAGGCTTCTCCCTGGGGAACTTCCCATCTGGCCCACTATTGATGAAGATAAAGAAAAGCTTACTGATGATGAGCAAGGTCTTCATATTCTGGAGTTGTGCCAGTTTGCCAAGTATGACTGGCTGGCAGAAGCTAACCACGGATTGAGAAAAGACTTTGAGGATAAGGTTCTTTTATTCCCCCGATTTGATCCTATAACAATCGGACTATCAATTGAGCAAGACAAAGCACTTAACCGGACTTATGACACATTAGAGGATTGTGTTATGGAAATTGAGGCATTAAAGGACGAACTGTGCCTTATTGAAATCCGCCAGACTGCTACGGGTAGGGACCATTGGAATACCCCAGAAGTAAAGACAGGTGTGGGCAAAAAGGATAGGATTAGAAAGGACCGTTATTCTTCTCTTTTAATGGCTAATATGGCAGCGAGGCAAACTCGTAATGCTAAAATTCAAGATGGGTATGTAAGCTATGGCGGCTTCGCAGATATGGAGGCCAGTAGCAAAAAAACGGATGCTATTTTCTTGGGTCCAAACTGGTATACCGAAAAAATGAATGGAGTTTATTAAAAACGGTGTATTACCCATAAGGTAGTTTAATTGTAATCCTAATAAGGTTAGACCATGTCTAAAGAAGATACAGAAAATCTCAAAACCGCCAAGAGTCTTTACATTGATATGAATGATAAAGACGCTCTTGAGCAGGCCTCTGCCAATATTGAGTCTTATGCAGGGCTGCCGTCCGCTACCGCTTCCAGTCGGACCTTCCTGAGTATGGAACCCGGAATTTCAGTTCGGGATAGTTATAGTAAAAATGACTATTACGGATTCCGCACGGGTGAGGAGCCACCTCACCATCAACAAGAGATCATGCAACGCTGTATGACCGCATACGATAAAGTCGGCATTATTAAGAATGTGATCGACTTAATGGGCGATTTTGGGTCTCAAGGCATTAGCTTGGTCCATGCTGATAGTAATGCCCAAAAGTTCTATCGTCGTTGGTGGGAAGACATTAATGGTTCTGAGCGATCTGAACGATTCTTAAATACTTTGTTCAGGGTTGGCAACGTCGTCATCAAACGGCAATACGTTAAACTAACAAAAAAGAACCAAAAGGTCATGACACGGGGAAGTGACGATATTGATTTCCCTAAAGAACGGACTACTTCCCGCAGAATCCCCTATGTGTACAATATCCTTGATCCTACTACTGTAGAAGTGGAAGGTGGAGAAGCCTCTCTGTTTTCTGGCAATAAGAAGTATTTTATAAAACTGTCTAAAAAGATCCGTGACGAGTATAAGAAGAAGAACTCTGCATTAAAGAATCTTCCGGCAGATGTCAAAGCCGCCTTAGCTAGTGGCGAAGAAAAGTTTGAACTGAAGCCTGAAACTATTGAGGTCTTTCATTATAAGAAAGACGATTGGCAATTATGGGCACATCCTATGATTTACCCAATTCTTGACGATATTACAATGCTTGAAAAGATGAAGCTTGCCGATATGTCAGCTCTGGATGGTGCCATCTCTAATATACGCTTATGGCGATTAGGTGATTTAGAGCATAAAATTCTCCCAACAAAAGCTGCAATAGATAAATTGCGAGATGTGCTTGCTACTAATGTTGGTGGAGGAACGATGGATTTGGTCTGGGGTCCGGAAATTGACTTCAAAGAAAGTAATAGCCAGGTCTACAAATTCTTGGGCGATGAAAAATATGGCCCGGTTCTCAGTAGTATCTACGCTGGACTGGGAATTCCCCCAACGCTCACAGGTCAAGGAGGTCAAGGTGGCGGATTTACTAATAACTTCATCTCCCTCAAGACATTAATTGAGAGACTTGAATACGGTAGGAATATGCTGAGTAAGTTCTGGAATGGAGAAATTCGCAAGGTCCAGAAAGCTATGGGGTTCAAAAACCCCGCCTATATACATTTTGACCATATGATTTTGTCTGATGACTCTTCTGAAAAGACTCTATTGATTCAACTGGCGGACAGGGACGTAATTTCCCTCGAAACAGTACGAGAAAGGTTTGGAGAAAATGAAGAGATTGAAACTGCAAGAGTTAAAAAAGAAGCTAAAGCACGAGATTCTTATAAGATTCCTCCTAAAGCTGGTCCTTATCATAATGCCCACCAAGAAGACGAGTTTAATAAAATTGCTCTTAATAAGGATCAAATCAGCATTGACCAAGTATCTAGAGTAGAACACAACCCCCAGGTTCCTGCGGGACAAGAGCCGGGGGTAAAAGAAAGTGGCAAACCATCTAATTCGGAAAGACCGGATGGTGGAAGACCTAAGAATGCCAAGGACACAAAACCTCGAAAAAAGAGAACAGTCAATCCAAGGACAAACCCTGGAAAGGCATCGGCCCTAATATGGGCAACCTCTGCTCAGAAGCAAATTACGGACTCCCTGGTTCCTTCTTTTCTAGCTCACTGCAACAAGAAGAACCTGAGGACATTAACTAAAGTAGAATCTCATAATCTGG